TGCTGGAGTGCGTTATGCAAGCCAGCAACTGGTTCATGCTGGACAACCGCAGGGAAGGTAAGAAGACCACAAATTACGTGGTTCCTACGCCTGAATTCATGGCAATAAAGGATCAGGTCATGGCTAATGCTGAGCTGTTTTCACCGCTCGCATGGCCGATGCTGATTGAGCCAAATCCCTGGGAAAATGGGCGAGCCGGTGGCTACCTATTGAACGAAGTTATGCGTGGTCATGACCTGGTGAGACGGGGGAGCAATACGGCACCTATACAGGGGGAAACACCCATCAATTTTGTTAACCATATCCAAAAGGTTCCATTTACCTTAAACCCTTTCATAGTAAGGGTTGCGGAGGAACTACAGGAGAAAGGTTATGCAGTTGGGAAGTTTCTTCCAGTAGTTCATCACGAGCTTCCACCTAAGCCTGTTGATATTGCTGAAAATGCAGAGTCAAGAAAAGACTATCGACGCCGTGCTGCGGAAGTGATGAATTTGAACGCACAGGAATTTAAGAAGTCCTGTCGTACAAGAATGACGATGGAAGCAGTGGCACGCTTTAAGTCAGTAGATAAGTTCTACATTCCCTGGTCGTTCGATTACCGGGGAAGGGCGTACCCAATTCCAGCCTTTCTGACGCCACAAGATACAGATTTTGGTAAGAGTCTCTTAAAGTTCTATGAACAATCTTGGTTGACTCCAGAAGCTGAGGAATGGCTGGCTTTCCAGTGTGCAACTACATACGGACTGGATAAAGCTCCCATGCATGAGCGCATGGAGTGGGTGAAAGACAATCAAGATCTGATCTCACGTATTGCGACTGACCCTTTAGGAAATCTCCATGAATGGGAAGCAGCTGATGAACCTTGGACTTTCTTAGCAGCTTGTGAAGAGTATTATTATTGTCTCATTGATTGCAGCAGGCATCACACCGCTTTACCTATCGCTGTGGATGCAACCTGCAGCGGTCTACAAATTATGGCTGGATTGGCAAAAGATGCCTCTACAGCTGCAATGGTCAATGTACTCCCTGGGTGTAAACCTCAGGATGCTTATCGAGCAGTTGCGGAAGCCTGCATTGATGAAATACCTGAGAGGTTGAGACCTTATTGGGATAGAAAGAAAACCAAAAGGTCAGTGATGACCATTTGTTATAACGCTAAACCATATTCCAATAGACAGTACATAAGAGAAGCTTTCAAGGAAGCAGGTATAGAAGTAGATAAAGACGAATTAACTTTAATTGTTAAAGCCGTTAGGAAAGCAATGAATACTGTCTTTCCTGGTCCTATGGCTGTAATGAAATGGATCGAAGATGAAGTAGCTGCAGCTATTAAAGATGGAGCAGAAGAACTCAGCTGGTGTACACCGTCTGGGTTTGTCGTTACTCAAAGGCTGATGAAGCCGAAAGTAAAACGAGTAGATCTCCAGTTAATGGGCACAGTTAAGGTGCGAGTTGCTGATGGCTATACCGATGAAGTCGATATTAAACACCATAAGAACGCAACAGCGCCCAATTTAATCCATTCACTTGATGCAAGCTTACTTCACCTTTCTGCACTCCGCTTCAATGCTCCGCTGGCCCTCATACATGATTCGGTTTTATGCCGTAGTTGTGACATGGCTACTTTATCAACCATCGTTCGCGAGACTTACATGCACCTATTTGCGGAGCATGAGTACTTAACTAGCTTCGCAAAACAGATCGGAGCAAAAACAAAACCCCCGATCATTGGAGACCTTGAACCGGAATCCGTGATTGAATCCACCTATTTTTTCTGCTAATGGCACGTACTATTCACAAGACTGATAACCCTGTTTCCCTTGTTGGCTATCAGGCGGTCTTGAAACCCAGCAAGTATGGTTACTCGTTGGGTGCAATCGTTGGTCAAGATGTTGTCGATCTCTTGGAAGAGGAACGACTGAGCATCCTTAAGTGGGCTGAGTCGAAACTCAAGAACCCTAAGCGCAGCACACTGAAGCCCGAACCTTGGGAAGAAGTTGCTGATGGCCAATACAAAATTAAGTTCTCTTGGAATGAAGAGAATCGTCCTCCTGTGGTTGACACAGAAGGTTCACCAGTATTGAACGCTCCCCTTTATGAGGGAAGCAAAGTAAAGCTTGGCTTCTATCAAAAGCCTTACATCCTTAAGGATGGAGTGACTTACGGAAGTTCTCTCAAACTCGTTGGCGTGCAAGTTATCAGCATGCAAGGTGAAGCTGGTGTTGATACCGGTGATCTGACAGCTGATCAGGTCGCTGATCTATTTGGCAAATGCGATGGATTTAAGACTGCTGACCCAAACGTCACCCCCTCCCCCTCCACCACAATTGATGATGACGACTTCTGATTACACCGTAGAAAAGAATGCTGAGCTGGGTCTATTTGAAGCAACCCTGACTATTCAGCTTCCTACCATCTCCGTTACTCGATACAAAGCTGACCGCAGCGATTTCAAATATGAAATGCGGCGAGCTGTCGAAGAGATCGTAGGTGAAATTGTTGAAAAAGTAATTGATGAGTAATGGCTTTCAGATCCAAGCTGGAAGAGAGGATCGCTGATCTTCTCGGGGAGCTTGGTGTTTCTTACGAATATGAAAGCACGAAAATCCCTTACATAATTCAGCATACATATACGCCTGACTTCTGTCTCCCAAATGGAATTTGGATTGAGGCAAAAGGCTATTGGGATTCCAAAGATAGGAAGAAAGTGCTCGAAGTAATTAAGCAGAATCCTCTGGTTGATCTTCGCATGGTCTTTCAGGCACCGTTTAACACTATCTCCAAGAAATCTAAAACGACTTACGCACAATGGTGCGATCGTCATGGGATCAAATGGAGTTCATATGAAAACATCCCCCTTGAATGGCTCATCTGAATTTGTCAGACATGAACCGTGCACTAGTTGTGGTTCATCAGATGCAAATAGTTTGTACTCTGATGGCCACACTTATTGTTTCGCTTGCCATACCTATGTACATGGTGATGGCACTATTCACTCTCAAATGACATCAAATGTCTACCTCAAAGGCTCAGCCGGAAGGCTGCAGAAACGCAAGCTCTCAGAAAAAGTCTGCGAGCAATACAAAATCTACCGAGACGGATCACATCTACGTTTCCATTATTTCAGCCGCGATGGCGTCCTTCTAGGCGCCAAGCTAAAGACAAAAGATAAGACCTTCACTTATGAAGGTGATACACATGGATGCTTTTTCGGCCAGTATTTATTCCCTGATACAGGAAAACGAGTCGTTATTTATGAAGGAGAACTCGACGCAGCATCGGGAGCTGAAGCTATGCCTGGTTGGCCACATGTTTCTCTCCCTACTGGAGCTGCTGGAGCGAAGAAATCCGTTCAAAAAAACTTGGATTGGCTCCAAGGATACAGTGAAATAGTTTTATTCTTCGATAACGATGAAGCCGGTAGAAAGGCGGCGACAGACTGCGCCGGAGTGTTACCACCTGGCAAGGTAAAGATCGCCCGTCTAGAGGGTCACAAGGATGCCTCAGACGCTCTTATGGCTGGTGATGATCAAGCATTGAAAGAAGCAATCTGGAATGCCAAACCGTACAGACCGGACGGCATTGTAGAGGGCAAAAATTTACTGGAACTTGTAACTACACCTCAACCACCTTCTGATCATGAATATCCTTTTTCAGGACTCAACAGAAAGCTTCACGGGATCAGATATGGAGAGCTTACAACGATTACTGCTGGAAGCGGCATCGGGAAATCATCCTTTTGCCGTCAACTCGCAACTCATCTTCTCAGTAGACACGAACGGGTCGGTTACCTGGCGCTTGAAGAATCCAACCATCGTACGGCTCTCGGACTCATGGCCTCACATCTCGGACACCCCTACCACTTAGGGGAACATGACCGAAAGACGCTAACCGATGCTTATGAAAAGACCTTAGCCAACTGGAATCTATTCCTCTTTGATGGCTTTGGTTCTTACGACCCAGATGTCATATACCAACGAATTGAGTATCTCGCTTGTGGACTGGATACCAAGATTATCTTTTTAGACCACTTATCGATTCTCCTTTCAGGTTTGGAAGGTGATGAGAGGCGAATGCTTGATCAGACGATGACTAAATTAAGGTCTCTCGTTGAACGAACAGGTATCGCACTTTTTCTAGTTTCTCACTTACGTCGCGCAGGAGGCGATGTTAATCATGAAGAAGGCGGACGAGTCACATTGGGACAGTTACGTGGCTCAGCTTCAATTGCTCAGCTATCAGATTCAGTCATCGCACTGGAGCGAAATCAGCAAGACGGATCTGAACACTCTGATACAACAATTAGAGTCCTTAAAAATAGATATTCTGGCGAAACTGGCATCGCATCAACGCTTAGATATGACCTGACTACTTGTAAGTTTACTGAACATGAAATTAAACCCGACTTCAATCCGGCAACCGATTTCTGATGCACCAACATACAAACCCTATGTGCATCCTTGGTACACATATAGTGAACTAAAGAAACCAAAACCACCTACTCAAGCTGCTATCGATAAAGCTCAGTTTGTGGATAAGACCTATCAATGGAAAGCTAAATGAACATCCTATCCACCCTGGCAATACTAATGTTCGGTGCCTTTGTGTTAATTGAGTCAATTCATTGGCAGGGTCACCAAGAACGTCCATGCGTTCATAGGGGTGACGATGCTGGTTTTTGACTTGGAGACTGATGGGCTACTTAATAGCGTTAGTTGTGTTCATTGTCTGGCTATCTATGATACTGATACTGACAACATGATGGTTTTTAACGATCAAGGATCTACTGATCCAATCGTTAGAGGCATCACCTATCTAGAGGAAGCAGAAAAGATTGCAGGTCATAACATCATTAACTATGACCTCCCTGTAATCAAGAAGCTCTATCCTTTCTTTGAGCCTATTGGAGAGAAAGTGGACACACTTGTTCTCTCACGGCTTTACCACGCCAACATGCTGAATATAGATAAGAAGCATGCATGGCCACATATGCCACTGCAGTTATACGGCAGGCATTCTCTTGAATCCTATGGCTACAGACTAGGTGAGTACAAAGGCAACTTTGCTAAGACTACTGACTGGAAGACTTGGAGCCAAGAGATGGAAGATTACTGCGTACAAGATGTTCGTGTTACCACCAAATTATGCAATCATTTCCGCCCCTACCTGAATGGGTCGCGCTAGAGCATAAGGTTGCCGAAATACTCACTCAACAGGAGATACATGGATGGTTTTTTGATGAGAGAGCTGGCTGGGAGCTTGCATCGACTCTCCAAAAAGAACTTCAAGAGACTACTGAAGTACTACAAAAAAGGCACCCTTTCGTCCAAGGCTCGACGTTCAATCCTAAAAGAGATAACAAAAGCCAAGGCTACATTCAGGGCTGCGAATCAGTTCGACTAAAAGAACTTAACCCAACATCGCGAGATCATATTGCATGGATCCTTTCGACATTTTATGGCTGGACTCCGACCCAGAAGACGAATACTGGGAAGCCGGTTATCGACGAGATCATATTGAAGGAGATTGCCTCAGATGGGATCTCGATTGCCGGGGACTTCGCGAAGTGTCTGGATATTACGAAGAAATTGGGGATGATCTCTCAAGGCACGAACGCATGGCTCAAGCTTGCTACGACTGCTAATCGAATTCATCACCACTGCTCAGTTGGCTGTGCCACTCATAGAGCAAGCCACAGAAATCCCAACTTAGCTCAAGTACCTAGTGACGAACGATTCAGACAATTATTTACCGCAACTCCGGGTCTATTTATGGTCGGGGCTGATTTGTCTGGCATTGAGCTTCGCATGCTTGGTCACTATCTCGCCCGTTACGACGGGGGTAGATATGCCGACATCTTGCTTAACGGAGATATCCACCAAACAAACGCTGACGCCATAGGTATCTCTAGGCGTGCTGTCAAGACAGTTACTTATGCGTTTTTGTACGGAGCGGGCGACCTCAAGTTAGGTAAGAGTTTTGATAAACAACTATCTGATAAAGATGCTAGGAAAAAAGGTAAGGAAATTAGGGCGGCTTATGTCGCTGCGATTCCTGGATTGTCTGATCTACTTGATGCTATTAAAGCTGCGGGTGATCGCGGCTTTGTTAAGGCGATTGACGGCCGCAAGATTCTCCTTGACAGCCCGCATAAGTCACTCAACTTCCTATTACAGGGATCTGCTGCTGTAATCGCTAAGCGTTGGCTTGTTATTGCTCACAACATGACTAAAGCCGCACAACTTTGCTGCTCTCAACTCGCGTTTATTCACGACGAATTGCAGTACGAGTGCGCACCAGAACATATTGACGACCTTAAATTTACCCTCGAACTCTCAGCTGCCCAAGCTGGAGAGTACTACAACATGCGCCTACCCATTGCCGCCGAGGCAAAGTCTGGATCAAACTGGGCAGAAGTGCACTAAATGTGGACGTTCTTACCCAGAAGTTGAGTTTGGACAAAGGCACAACACGCATGGTGTTCCTTACTTACATAACAACTGTAAGGAATGTCACTCTGCTGTAAGAGCAGGACATAGAGAAGCATTGCGGAAGCACTTCGGTCCTGGCGTGAAACTAGAAGATGTAAAACCACCTGTAGGAACTCCCTGCCAAATATGTGAAACACCAATGACACACGGCAAAGGTCCTAAAAGTGTCAATCTGGATCACTGCCATGAAACCAATACCTTTAGAGGTTGGCTATGTAGGGAGTGCAACACAGGGCTAGGGAAGCTAGGGGACAACATCGAAGGACTTGAAAAAGCCATACTCTACCTATCCACCTGTGTATGAAACTACTTATTGATGCAGACTTCATAGTTTATAAATGCTGTGCAGCATGCGAAACCGAAATCGACTGGGGAGATGATGTGATCCTCGTAACTTCACGCTTTAGTGAGGCATACGATATGGTCAATCGGGAACTCTCCAAGATTAAAAATGAGTTCCTGTGGGATAACCCCAGCATGGTGCTGTTCTTTAGCAGCCCTCAAAATTTTCGGAAAAAAATTGCACCCGGTTACAAGGGTCACCGCAATAGAAAGAAACCCTGCGGATACAAACGTGTCATCAACAAACTCAAAGAACAGTACCCCGTTGTACTGATGGATGAGTTGGAAGCTGATGATGCAATGGGTATCTATGCAACCAAACATCCGGGTCACATTGTTGTGTCACCCGACAAAGATATGCGCCAGATTCCTGGCAAGCTCTACAACCTAGAGAATACTGTCACCATCACCCCGGAAGAGGGCGCACGGTGGCACCTTATTCAGACACTCGCGGGCGATCAAACTGATGGCTATAGCGGTGTACCTGGGCTTGGAGTTAAGCGAGCAGCTGCGCTATTTGATGAGCAAGGCTACTCGTGGGAAACATGTTTAGAGGCATTCGCAGCGAAAGATCTCGATGAAGAGACTGCACTTATGAACGCTCGCCTCGCAAAGATCTTAACCGCTGACGATTATGACTTCGATGCCGGAGTACCAAGACTATGGTCCCCCTCCCCCAGTTACAGAGTTGACGATGGAGCAGAGCTTCAAGCTAAGACGGCTTGATGATCTACTGCCTAACGCTGATAAGGCTGACATCATTACTTTGTTTATGGCACTGCAGCGCCAGAACTTTGCGCTGTCAAATTCACTCTCAAACCTTTTGAAAAAGTGGCCAACTCACCCACCTATTACACCCGAGGCAAAATAGAAGTTTGGGATTTCATTCGAGATCAGAACCTAAACTACCACCTTGGTTGTGCAATCAAATACATTTGCCGAGCTGGTCATAAAGACTGCAAGGAAACTGATCTCAAGAAAGCAATCCATTACTTAGAGAACGAACTTAACCATCATGTCCTTACTGAGCAATCAAGCGATCGAGTTTCGGAATGCGTACGGCATTCGCAACTCTTTGAGTGGTCGCCAGAGGCAGACGAATTTGATCGTTGAGGAATTCAAAGAGTTCCTGGAAGCGGATCAGAACATGATCCTTATGCACCCTCAAGATCGAGAGGCATGTTTGAAAGAACTTGCTGATCTTATTTATGTGTGTGCTCAGTATGCAGAAAACATGAACTGGGATATTGAGCAAGCACTCCGTCGCGTCCACAAAAGCAATCTTTCAAAGCTTGGAGAAGACGGTAAGCCCATCAAACGTGAAGATGGGAAGGTTCTTAAGGGACCTAATTACCAACCACCTGATCTCTCTGATCTCATCTGATGAAAACAAAACCCTCATATATTTCTCGTACTGGTCGCGTCCAAAGTTGGATGGATGACCCTAATTCTCGCTTACCTGTCAGCTGCACGGTCTATAAAGTCTCCAACGAAATGGAGGGAAGTGAAGGCATTGAAGCTAGCTGGCGTTTTGTTAGCCATGCTCTGCGTTATGGCGCAGGCGTAGCTGTTCACCTTTCTGACCTTGATCCGAAAGGAACTGTCCGACCATCTGGAGTTACTGCTTCTGGTCCTGTTTCTTTCGGTAAGATCTACAGCACCCTAAATGAAATCCTTCGACGGGGTGGGCATTATAAAAACGGCGCTTGCGTTCTTCATATCGATCTCCAGCACCCTGATGCACTTGAATTCATTCAAGCTCAACGACACGAACTACCTTGGGTAAAGCGTTGCATTAACATCACTCCTGAGTGGTGGCATGAATGCACCTTTAAGAAGGAGTTGCTTGACGGTATTAAAGCTGGTGATATCTGGCTGAATAAAGTTAAGTACGATGCCAATGGTGATCGTATTCGTGGCAATGTTTGTCTCGAAGTTTATCTCCCAAGCCGTGGTACCTGCCTCTTGGAGCACATTAACTTGGGAGCTTGTAAGCCCCAAGATATTCCCAAAGCTTTCAATGATGGTATGTCTGAGCTGTGTGCACTGCATGCAACAACCGGCGTTGGAGAAAGTGGTGAGTATCTTCCCCCTGAAACTGATCGGCAGGTTGGCCTTGGAATGCTTGGCCTGGCAAATCTCCTGCGGCGTGAGGGTATCACCTACAAAGAATTTGGTGATGCACTCGTTCTAGTAAACACTGGTGAGGTAGCAGATACACCTGCATTTAACCTCGCCTCACAATTCTATGTTGGTATTAACGGAGCAGCTGGAGTAGCACGTGCACACAATATGGTGCGTGCCTTTGCTATTGCTCCTACTGCAAGCTGCAGCTACCGGTCTCAAGATCTCGATGGCTACACTTGCACCCCTGAAATCGCACCACCTATTGCTCAAACTGTCGATCGAGACAGCGGCACTTTCGGTGTCCAAACCTACAACTATGGTGAAGTAGAAATTGCTTCTGAAGTTGGTTGGGATGCCTACAAAAAAGTAGCTGATCAGATCATGATCATGCTCGATAGGACTGGACTTCTTCACGGATACAGCTTTAACTCTTGGAGTGACGTTGTAACCTACGATGAGAACTTCGTTGAAGAGTGGCTAAACTCGCCCCAGACTTCTTTATATTATGCGCTCCAAGTTATGGGCGATACTCAAGATAAGTCTTCGGCCTATGCCGCGATCAATGAAGATGATGTTGATGCTTACCTTGAGGAACTACTTAATGACGAACCCCAATGTGACTGCCAAGAATGAGAAAGCATCCTTATCAACAATTCCTCGAAAGGAAGCGTACCTGGACCCCTGTAGCTACTACCAAGGGATCCACTGTGGAGGGCTCAGAGGAGACTCTCCGCCGTGCACTTGCCTTGCGACATATGGAACTACCTGTGGGCGATTTTATCTCCCACGCTCTCAACACTGAAGTTCCAGAACTTGCACGTGAAGTCCTTACTTCCAATGTGAACGACGAAATTAAACACGATATTGCACTTGGATATATTGCTGACGCCTGGGGGACTGATCCTCAGGCAGAGGCAGAAGCGCTTAAACTTCGCGATGCCTGGGTTAATCACCCTGACCACACCATCCTTAAAGCGATGGTGGCAGAACGAGCTATCTTTTTTGTCTTGCTTCCATTCTTCCGATTCAACGGAGATGCAGGCATGCGCACTGTCAGCGCTGATATCAGCAGAGACGAACAAGTTCACGTTGGTGTGAACTCTTTGGTATGCCGTGAGCTAAACCTTACCGCTTCACCTTCCCTAGACAAGCTGCGTAAAGCAACTATCAACTGGGTTATGGAGCCACTAGGCAAGAATACTACCAATAAATATTTGGACAAAAAATTTTGGCTCGATTCTAGCGATCGACTTATGTATGAGGGTAAGGCACCTGAACTTTCTGAGACTAAGAAAGCAAGGATGCCATCCTTTTTTGAACATGACAACAGAAACCTCCCGCAATATGCTTGAGGCGGTATTCGGTCCGCCTATTTCACCCAAACTTATCGAAGAATTAGAGGAAGTATTCCCACCCACTACACCTAACCCTGATGATTCGATTCAACAGATCATGTATCGAGCTGGTCAACGATCAGTTGTTAACTATTTAATCCAACGAAAAGAAGAGGAATCCTAACTATGTGTAGTGGAGGAAAAGAACGCCGCCGGCGTCGGCAAATGGAAAAAGAAATGCGCCGCGCTCAAGAGCGTGCTGCTAATGAGCGTCGCCGTTTTGAAGACAGCCAGCGCAGAGCTATGCAAGACGCTCGCAATTCAATCAATGCTGTTGCAATGCGTGCACGCCCTGAGCCTGTGCCTGAGCCTGTTCGCGCAACTCCTGCTCCCGAGCCTATTGTCGGTAGCAAAGGACAAACCAGTGGCCGCTTGGTTCGTAAGCGCCAACAACGAGCAACCCGTACAGCCCGTGCACGTGGTTCAAACCGTCTGAGAATCCCAGTGAACATCGCTGGTTCCTCACGTGGAGGCGGTGTGAATGTTGGGTAAAGCTAAGTCCCGTTACGACAAGCTAAGTTCAACCCGCTCGGGTTACTTGGACACAGCTGTTAGATGTAGCGAACTAACTTTACCTTACCTGATTCGCCAGGATGAATTTCCGGGAGATAAGAAACGTCTAGTCTCCCCTTGGCAATCAGTCGGATCTAAAGCGGTAGTAACCCTCGCTGCAAAGCTCATGCTTGCACTGCTGCCGCCGCAGACCACATTTTTTAAGCTGCAGATTCGTGATGAAAAAATTGGTACGGAACTCCCAGTAGAAATCCGTAGCGAACTTGATCTTTCTTTCTCCAAGATGGAGAGGATGATCATGGACTTCATCAACGCATCCAGCGATCGTGTAGTAGTACACCAAGCACTCAAGCATTTGATTGTTGGTGGAAACTCACTTATCTATATGGGTAAAGATGGTCTCAAGCACTATCCCCTAAATCGTTATGTAGTAAACAGAGACGGTAACGGGAACATTTGTGAGATCGTAACCAAAGAACGGGTTAACAAAAACCTCTTGGATGTTGAACTGCCAGAGGCTCCTATGGGAGGTAAAGGTTCAAATGAGGAAGACGTTGAAGTGTACACTTACGTCTATCTGGATAAACAATCCGGGCGTTGGGTCTGGCATCAGGAAGCATACGATCAAGTTATTCCTGGCAGCCGTAGCACCGCTCCTAAAAATGCAAGTCCTTGGCTAGTCCTCAGATTCAACTCAGTTGATGGAGAGGATTACGGAAGAGGCAGAGTAGAAGAATTCTACGGAGATCTTAAGTCTCTCGAAGCATTGTCTCAGGCAATGGTAGAAGGCTCTGCAGCCATGGCAAAAGTTGTCTTCCTTGTGTCTCCATCATCGACAACTAAACCCGCCTCCCTGGCGAACGCAGGCACCGGTGCGATCATTCAAGGTCGGCCCGATGACGTTGCTGTTGTTACTACTGGAGGCAAGACTGGAGACTTCCAGACTGCACAGCAGATGGCTTCTGTATTGGAGCAACGAATCTCTGATGCATTCTTGATTCTGAACATCCGACAATCCGAACGCACTACTGCTGAGGAAGTTCGTATGACTCAGATGGAACTCGAACAACAACTAGGTGGGATCTTCTCACTGCTTACTGTTGAGTTCTTAGTTCCATATCTAAATAGAATTATGTTGGTGCTCCAGCGTAATAACACTCTACCTAAAATCGATAAGAACCTTGTACGTCCACAGATCGTTGCTGGTGTCAATGCACTTGGGCGTGGTCAAGATCGTGAAAGCCTCACAACTTTCATTACGACCATTGCTCAAACACTTGGACCTGAAGCGTTGATGCAACACGTTGATGCATCTGAAGCAATCAAACGGTTAGCCGCTGCACAAGGTATTGATTATCTGAACCTCATTAAGAGTGCTGAAACTATGGAAGCTGAAGCTGCAGCACAAGCTGAGCAACAGCAACAGCAGACCATGCTTGAGCAAGCAGGTTCTATCGCTAGCGCACCGATGCTAGATCCATCTAAGAACCCACAACTTATAGAACAAAATGACCAACTCTCAGAAGCCGGCCCCGCGGAAGAAACCCTCGACGGTTAAGCAAAAGGAGATGCCTCAACAGAAGCAACTCCCCAAGATGAACTACCAAGGCATGGAACCTAAGCCAAAACTTATTGGTGAAGAGCCTGAGTTTGTTACAACCATCGGGCTAGGCAAGCTTGAAGTTCAAACGATTACTACCGATAAACCGTATAAACCCTAATGGCAACAATGACCTATGATCCCACCCCGGCGGATCAACCTGAATTCAATGAAGATGAACAGGATTCGCTGCGTGTAGGGGAAGAGCTTGCAAAGAAGCAAGCTGTTTATGCAGACAAATTTCAGTCTCCTGAAGAACTGGAAAAGGCTTACCTAGAACTTCAACAGAAGCTGGGTAGTCAATCGGGAGAACCTGAAGCACAAGCTGAGCCGGAAGCTGAAGAGGCTCAACCGTATAACGAAGACGGTACTGTTGATTACGAGCAAGTCAAAACTGACTACGGCGATGAGCTGAGTTCAGTATTCGAGGCTAACGGAATCGATCCATATGAAATGTCTGACTACTTCTACGAAAACGAAGGTCAGCTTTCTGAAGCTCACTACAAGCAACTTGATCAAGCTGGATTTAATCGTGACGTTGTTGACTCTTATCTCCGTGGTTTGGATGATACATCTCAGCCTGCACGTGATCTGAGTGATCAGGAAGTTGCTGCAGTTAAGAACACAGTTGGTGGTGAAGAACAATATGACGCAATGGTTCAGTGGGCAGGACAAAACCTGCCTGCTGAATATGTACAAGGTTTCGACAACCTTGTTAACAGCGGCAACGTGCCTGCTATACAGATGGCAGTTGCCGGCCTGCGCGGGTTGTATGAAGCCAACGTAGGAAGTGAAGGGAAGATGATCACTGGTAAGGCTCCAACCAATACCGGTTCAGTATTCCGTTCACAAGCTGAGGTTGTTCAAGCTATGAATGATCCTCGCTACGACAAAGACCCTGCTTATCGGCAGGATGTTTTTGACAGACTTGAGCGTTCTAACATCAATTTCTAAATGTCTATGACTTCAACGCTCCCACGTAACAACGCGACGGACGCGTGGGAGTCTTTTTGTAAGTGGGTAACTTCCACTGATAACCGTCTTTATGTTGGCTGGTTTGGGGTGCTGATGATCCCCTGCCTTTTAGCCGCTACTACTTGTTTCATCGTCGCATTTATTGCAGCTCCCCCCGTTGATATCGATGGTATTAGAGAACCAGTTGCAGGCTCCCTGCTCTTTGGAAACAACATCATTTCTGGCGCGGTCGTGCCGTCAAGCAACGCGATCGGTTTACATTTGTACCCTGTGTGGGAAGCATTGTCACTTGACGAATGGCTTTATAACGGAGGACCCTACCAGCTCGTTGTATTCCACTTTCTCATCGGTGTCTTCGCTTACCTGGGACGTGAATGGGAACTTAGTTATCGACTAGGGATGCGCCCTTGGATTTGTGTCGCATACTCAGCCCCAGTCGCGGCCGCTACCGCCGTATTTTTGGTGTACCCCTTCGGTCAGGGATCCTTCTCTGACGGTATGCCACTTGGTATTTCAGGTACCTTCAACTACATGCTTGTGTTCCAAGCAGAGCACAATATTCTCATGCATCCTTTCCACATGTTGGGGGTTGCTGGTGTATTTGGTGGCTCACTATTCAGCGCAATGCATGGATCTCTTGTTACCTCATCGTTGGTACGAGAGACAACAGAAATAGAATCCCACAACAAAGGTTATAAATTTGGACAAGAAGAAGAGACCTACAACATCGTTGCAGCGCACGGCTATTTTGGTCGCCTTATTTTCCAGTACGCTAGCTTTAACAACAGTAGGAGTCTCCACTTTTTCCTTGCCGCTTGGCCTGTTGTTGGCATTTGGTTTACCAGCCTTGGTGTGTCTACGATGGCATTTAACCTAAATGGATTTAACTTTAACCAATCTATCCTTGACAATAGCAATCACGTCATTCCTACTTGGGCTGATGTATTGAATCGACAAGGGTTGGGAATGGAAGTGATGCATGAACGAAATGCTCACAACTTCCCACTCGATCTAGCCACCCATACAGCTCCTTCTATTGGATAACTCCTATGTCTATGGCATATCAAGGTGAGAGTTCTACTGTCACCATTCAATATGTGACTCCGACTGATGCTAATGATTACCTATTTCCTTGTTACTGCGGTCGTGGTGACAACGCTGGGGATGGGACTAAAGCACAGATCAAAGCACAATCTGAAATCCTGAGCCCTGACGGTTCACGGATTGCACCTATCTCTTAATTTATACAAACTACTTAATTACATGTTTAACAAAATCGCTCTTTCCACCCTCGCGGTGTCTGCTTTCGCACTGCCTGCTTCTGCAGGTGTGTACTTGGAAGTTGAAGCTAACCAAAAATGGTCTGGTCAAGACTATAGCGGTGCTTCTCTGGAGACTCACGTGGGCTATGAAAACTCCCTTGGTGACAGTGCTAGCTGGTATATCCAAGGTGGTCCAGCCATTTCCTTCCCTGATGATGCTGATCAAGTTGGTGCTGCCTCTGGCAAAACTGGTTTGAAAGTCGCTGTAACTAAACGACTGGAAGCATACGGTGAAGTTTCCGTTGCGACCGTTGAAGGTCTCGAACTGGAAGGTCTCGGTGTTGGTACAAAAGCTGGTCTTAAGTACAAGTTCTAATGTCTCTATACAACTCACTTAAACCGGGTTCATCCCCTAAGAAAAAGAAAGCGTCGAAGCCTAAGTCAGTTGGTAAACCTCAATCATCTTCAATGAAGAAGAAACAGGTTCAAAACAAATACGCTCGGCGCGTGTAAGTAACGTACGTTCATCCTCATGGAAGAAAACATCTACGAATTACAGTTTACTGCCACGTCTCTTAGGTTCCTTAATAAAGCTGTCAACTTCGCCCTTGACCAGTGGCCAGGCGGCGATCCAATTGAACAAGAATATTATGTATATCTAAGAGATGGATTGCAACGTGTACTTCTAGAAGAAACTTACATGTTGGACGCATGACGCCCTAACCATGGAACGGGGGTTAGGTACTTTGGAGATTCATCATGCCTCATGTTGAACTTATTGCTCGCGTTAATGAGCAGAAGGCTGCACAAAAGCAAGCCAAGCTGAAGTATCGCGGCGTTGCATACATCAAACAAGGTAGGTAGACCTTAGGGAGGGGTGCAATTCCCCTCCTGCCTATTGGCATTGGCCCGTACGCGGATACCCTTTGCCGTCTAGACGGTGGGATAGACCACAACAATTTTATTTATCAAGCTTGGTAGAAACGTACATACTATTTCTATCTAAAAAAAGACAATGGCTGATATGCTAGTCACTAGTCTTGGTACACAGAATAATACCGGGACTACTCCTCTAGAACTTACCACTGCGTACAATACTAAGTACGCCACTTATCTGAAGCTGTTTAGTGGTGAGATGTTCAAGGCGTATGAAAGCGCCTGTATCGCTAAAGATACTGTTCAGAACCGCACTCTGACCTCTGGTAAGAGTCTGCAGTTCATCTTCACCGGTCGTATGGAAGCTGGGTATCACACCCCTGGCGACCCGATTCTCGGTGATAACAATCCGCCTTTGGCAGAAAAGACGATCCTGATGGATGACCTGCTCATCTCCAGCGCTTTCGTCTACTCCCTCGATGAGACTCTTGCTCACTACGATCTGCGTTCTGAGATCTCCAAGAAGATTGGACACGCTCTTGCAGAAGCTTATGACAAGAAAGTTTTCCGTACTATTGCTCGTTCTGCTCGTAGTGCACATCCTGTGACCGCATCTCCTGGCCCTGAGCCCGGTGGTTCTGTCATCCAATTGGGTGCCAACAATGAGTACAACGCTCAATCCCTGGTTGATGGTTTCTTTGAAGCCGCAGCTATTCTCGATGAGAAGAATGTGCCTAAGGAAGGCCGTACCGCTGTGCTGTCCCCGCGTCAGTACTACGCACTGGTCTCCCAGACTTCTTCCAACATCCTCAACCGTGACTTCGGTTCCTCACAAGGCAACCTGAACTCTGGTGAAGGTCTGTATGAAATCGCCGGTATCTCTATCCGTCGTTCTAACAACTTGCCTTTCCTGGTTACCGGCTCTGACAGCAACAGCGTTGCTTCCGTTGATGGTGAGAACAACGATTACACCGGTGACTTCCGCACCTCTTGCGGACTGATCTACGGCCGTGATGCTGCTGGTGTTGTCCAAGCCGTTGGTCCCTCTGTTGAAACCACTGGATCGGACATCCGCACCATGTACCAAGGCGATCTGATCGTCGGTAAGGTAGCTATGGGTGCCGGTACTCTGAACCCCGCTGCTGCTATCGAACTGCAATCCGCACGTAGCTGATAAGGAGGACAACTAAATGTCTCTTATTCCTGGTGTATTGCGCCGCGACTCAGTAACTAACGGTATTGGCGGACTCGACAGCACCACCATGAATCCTCCTACTCCCCAAGAGTATGGACGGGTTAGTGGTGATGATGCTGACGGGTCTGACAGCACCGTTGGTTGCTGGGGCGGAACGGGTACTAATGCAAATGACCTTGGTGGTCTCTAATTAATTATTAACTATGGCAAATTTCTCTGCAGCAGCCGGAGATGGTGGCGTTTCGGGTCCTACTAGCCCTACGCCTGCCACGCCTCAACTCCCGCTTGCTACGGTTACCGGAACTCTTGAAGGTGGTGACCGTTACGCTACTCACGCGACAGCTAACCAAAAAGGTACTGCTATTCGCCACTCGGTAGCTCAAACGCAGGGTGGCGACTCTTGGGACGGCAGCAACGATACCACTGGTAATCGTTCTGAAGTCTATTCCGAAACTCTGAACCTCCGCATGGCTTATGGCGGCGGTGCAGGTATTGGTCAAGATTGCGACACTCCTTCTATTGATGAAAGCAGCAGCGATACTAATCGCGCTGCCTGATCTTTTAGTAAAAAATTTTTCTCGGGGGATCTTCGGGTCCCCCTTTTTTTATCCCGATAGATATGACATCAACTCCCACGACAATTGATGACGTGACCGAACTCTCCGCTGTTAATTCCATCCTGGGAGCTATCGGCCAATCGCCTATTAACGAGCTGGACTTTTCTAATCCAGAGATAAGTTTTATTTATAACATCCTTAAAGACGTTAATAGGGACATCCAAGATGAAGGTTGGATTTTTAATACAGAGCATCACTACAAGCTGAGCCCTGACGCTAACAACCAAATTGCACTTCCTTCTAACATTCTACGGATGGATGTTACCGATGGTCAAAACAACAGAGTAACTAATGTTGTGCAACGTGGAGGTAAACTCTACGACAAAGTAGAGCACAGCTATAAGTTCACTAAAGATCAATACTTAGACATTGTTTGGCTCTTTGAATTCAAGGATCTTCCCAGTGTCTTCCAACGCTATATCACCCTTAGAGCATCTACCCGAGCCGCATCTCAACTCGTTTCCAGTCCTGAGCTAACTCAAATGCTTGCCCAACAGGAGGCATTTGCTCGTGCTTCATGCATGGAATATGAATGTAATCAAGGTGATTACTCAGTAATGGGTCACCCTGAAGGCACTAAATATCAGTCTTATCAACCTTCAATGGCTTTGAACCGTTATGCCTAGTATTTCCCAGACGATTCCTAACTACATCCTAGGGATATCTGAACAACCTGATCAGCTAAAACTGCCGGGTCAAGTAACTGATTTGAATAATGCTTACCCTGACGTTACCTCTGGTCTAGTTAAGCGTCCGGGAACTAAGCTGCTGTCTGCAATGACTAATGCAGTTGATGATGGTAAGTGGTTTGATATTTACCGTGATCAGTATGAGCAATACATGTGTCAAGTAACAACGACTGGATCAGTTAAGGTTTGGCGTTTAGTTGACTATAGCGACGTTTATATCCTCTCCATTCAAAACGGTAGCTCTGGTATTCCTAATGGTACCTTCACCAATGTTGCAGTAACCGGTGGTACTGGTTCTGGAATGACGGTTGATTACACCGCTACAGGTAACTCAGTCACTGCTGTAAGTATCAACACAAATGGTGTTGGTTACTCCCGTAATGACATTTTAGGTATCACTGGTTATGGCGGTGTACAAATCAAGATTGACTACGACAACGCTGCTGGTGAAGAGGTAGACGTTTCCTATGAAGGTGGTGGCTCTAGCTTTCCTTATTTGGTTCACACAGATCCAGACGACATTCAAACTCTTACTGTTAACGATTACACCTTCATTACAAATAGAAGTATCTCAACAGCAATGGCTGCTGCTACTTCTGATGCTCGCCCTAATGAAGCCTATGTAGATATTCTCCAGATTGCTTACAACAAAACTTACACGTTCCGCTTACTTAATAGTTCTGGTTCTGTTATTGCTACAATTAACAGTAATAAAACTGCTGCTGACACTACGGCTGGCGAAGTTAAAGCTAGCGATATCCTGAGTCAATTCCAATCTGCAGTGAATGGTACCTCCCACGGTGGGAGCAACTTTGCAGCTACAATCATTGGTAACGGTCTTTATATTACACACCCTTCACAGGTTTTCTCGATTGATACTCCTGAAGCCCAACTAGTTAACGTCTTTACTTCTGAAGTAGAACTAGTTAGCCGTCTCCCTTACCAGTGTAAGCATGGCTATGTAGCTAAAATTGTTAATAGTAGTGCCGACTTGGACGACTACTACGTTAGATTTAAGGGTAACAATGATATCGACGGTGAAGGTGTCTGGGAAGAAACAATTCGACCTGAAACCAGAACTACTATTGATAACACCACGATGCCTTATCAGCTTGTACGACAGGCTGACTCAACCTTTAAGGTGTCTCCAGTTGATTGGGGACAGCGTGATGTAGGTGATGAACATACTTCACCTAGAGCTTCATTCCTCCCTCCCTTTAATCATGAAACTGGCGCAGAAGGTACAGGTAAAAAGATCAACAAAATGCTGTTCTTCAGGAACAGACTTGCCATCCTTAGCGATGAAAACATCGTTATGTCCAGACCGGGCGACTTCTTTAACTTCTGGTCTAAGACAGCATTTACTACATCTGGGGTCGATCCTATTGACCTGTCCTGTTCCTCTACTACACCTGCTGTTCTTTACGACGGCATTGAAGTTAATACCGGTCTGATTCTATTTTCTAGAACCCAGCAGTTCATGCTGGTTACTGACGCTGATACCTTGACTGCAGACACTGCAAAGATCAACGTACTCAGTCAATATAACTACGATGAAAATACCAGACCAATTAACATTGGCACTACTATTGCTTTTGTTAATGACTCCATCACTCATAGCCGTTTGTTTGAGATGACACGGATTGCTCGTGAAGGCGAGCCTGAAGTGTTGGAACAAAGCAAGATTATCTCTACTAAATTCCCAGCTGGTCTACGGACTATTGCTGACTCTAGGGAGAATAGCCTTGTGCTATTTGGTTCTAAGGAACTATCTCCCGAGCTATGGGGTTACAAGTACTTCAACCGTGGAGATCAACGTGTTCAGTCTGCCTGGTTTAGGTGGACGATGAGCGGTGATATTGTTCACCAATGCATCCTTAAAGATAACATCTTCTTTGTCATTAGGAACCAAGTACCTGGAGGTTCCACTTATGCTTACACCTTGCATAAGCTAAACCTTCAAGAACGAGATAAAGAAGTTTCTATTCAAGGTGAAGATAGAGAGATTCGTATCTTTCTTGACCACCGTGTAACTGTCTTGGCTGAGGATATTACCTACGACTCAGCTACTAAGAAATCTACGTTTGCTACCCCAATCCCTGCTTATGGAACTTACGTTGTCTATACCTTGGAAGATGGGAACAATACAGGTAACGCCACTTATCCAACAGTGGATGGCTCTAATCTTGTGGTTGATGGTGACTGGTCTGATACTGATCTGACAGTAGGCTTTGAATACACAATGAATGTAAAGCTGCCTACTATTTACTACCAGACACAACAGGATGAATCATTCCGTGCGGATGTTCATGCCTCACTGGTAGTGCACAGAATGAAGCTGGATTTCGGTCCTGTTGGTGTGTTCAAAACCACGCTACGGCGTAAGGGTAGAGATGACTACACCAAAACGTACAACGTAGCTGTGTTGGGCGCATACGAACTAGGTGACTTGCAAGTTGCAATGACTAAGCAAATGTCTATCCCAGTGTATGACCGCAACACTAACTGCACGTTGGAACTTATTTCACAACATCCTTCCCCCGCTTCGCTTTATGGAATGTCTTGGGAGGGCGACTTCTCTAGACGATTCTACGAACGTGCCTAATTACATCCACCCACCCACCGTACAAGCAGCTGTAGAAGTTGCTGAAAATCTCCGCCCAGAAGATCGCAGTGAAATTGAAGAGGGTCATGGTGAAGATCCTCTTCAACTGCTGGTCGAAAGTGTTTGGGCAGAAGGAACTGTTTATTTCACCGTGCCTAACGGCAAGGCTGCCGGTATGGCAGGTGTAGAAGAAAACGGAATGATCTGGATGTTATGTACTCCAGCCATTGCTGAATACCCTGTCACTTTTGCTAGAGAAGCTAAACGCTTTGTAGACAGCAGAAATGAACCCCTTCTGTGGAATGCAGTGGATAAGCGTAATGCTGTTCACATCAAACTACTCCGCTTTCTGGGCTTTAAGTTCTTACAAGAATTTGAGTATGGCCCCAACAAACTAACCTTTATTGAATTCTGTAAGATTAATGGCAGGACCAACTAGTACTCTTTCATACCTCTCTCAAGCTCAAGGATATGCGGGAGGACAAAGCGCCACACAAATTGCTTTTGGTGGTGGCTTAAATACAGGAATAGAAGCTGCAGGATCTGGAGCTAAAAGCGGTGGCATCTTTGGTATGTCCAACGCTGGCGCTTTAACAGCCCTAGGCGCTGGAATGGGTTTAGTCGGCGACATCGCTGGCATCTTTTCTAAAGACGCCCAAGCTAATGCTGCTAACTACTCTGCAAAGCTCCAGCATCAGAACAACCTTCAAACTTGGAAGTTTAGGAACGATGAAAGCCTAAGGCAAAGCCTTTGGCAGATTGATGACTGGGCTAACAAGAATATCTCGCTCCGTAAGAACTGGAACGCTCAAGTTGATGCATACGACTTTCGTAAGAACGTCTTTGATAGAACTAATGAGAACCTTATGGCGGCAGCTGATTCTGCCTATAAGCGTTCCTATACAAACTTCCAACGTCAGCAGGATCAAGCTGGTCTAGCTGATGAAGCTTCGATGCGTGAATACCTTGCCGCAATTGGCACACGTTTCAACGAACAAACCGGTGCTTCAGCTGCTCGTCGTATGTGGAATGACGATGTTACCCAAGCTCTCAACACAAGAGACTCGTTGCTGATGCGTCGCGATGCGCTAAAGAACCTGGAAGATACCTACGACGATACAAATATTCGACTTACCAGCGGTCTTAACAACGCCTGGGCTGCACTTGGTTTACCGCCAATTCAACCAACAATGCTTGCTGAACCCTTCCTTGCACGTGGTCCTGCTACTTCACCGATGCGTGCCCCGCGAGTTGAAGGTTCTAACTGGACTGATTGGGCGAAAGCTGGTGGTAAAGCTGCTTTGTCTATTGCTGGTGTTCCTGGTGGTTTACAGAACTTCTTCCTTTGAACTAAATGAAAAGACGACTTTATCAAGCTACCTCTACCAATAATGCACCCAGTCCTGTAAGCGTTCCTGACTTAAGCAATGCCATGAGGCAGCAAGCTCAGGAAAGGCTTAGGGATGATCAACGGCAGCAGGCGCATAGTGCACAACAGAATAAGTATATGCAGCAACAAGCGCTGCGTACAGAGCAAGAGCTAAAGGCACGTCAAGCAGAACTAGTTCAGTGGGGTAAGTCAGTAGTAGAAGATTCTGCTGACTTCTTTGCAGGTATTCAGGAGTGGTCTGGTACTGCTCAGAAACTTGGTAATTACTTCGCTAAACAAGCTGACGAAAACGATAAGGCGATGTGGCTTGCAAAGGCCATGGAGGACTATCAAATGACGCCTCCTGATACATCCATGCTGGAGATGAAAGAAGGCGCCTTAGAGGCCGGGGAAATAGCCGCTGCGAGCACAGCTCGTGAAGCTATCAACGCCGGTATGCCTAACTACGCTGCAAACATCCGTGGCGCTAGTCATTCAGGTAAGCAAGTTTATATCTCAGAGATTGCCAAGCTTCATGGTCAGTCCTATCAACCATGGCTTGCAGAACAGTTCCGTTCTAATGATCGACAAACTTTCAAGATAAGGACTCCACAAGGCATTGTCGAAATGACGCCTATGGAGGCTGCTCAATCACACGATCCACACCTCCAAGCAGCTATGGCTGCAGCTTTGCGTCCGCAGTACTTCACTGCTTCTGGTATGAGTGGATTGGATCGGGATGTAGTCAATAAGTACTTCATGCCTGAAGGTGTGAAAGGTGAGCAAGAAACTCTAAAGCAACTGAACAAAGCAGGTATTCAAGTACGTGCACAGGAATCCCGTCAGCAAGCTGAACACACCCTGTACATGAGGGGAAACCCTGGATTGTTCATTACTCAATGGACTGGTACTCCTGATAAATCAGGCGTCAAAAACATGACGTTTGATTCTGCCCATACAGCACTCGAACAGGTGTATGTAGGTCAGCTGCAAAGCGGTGCTAAGTCAAAGGCTCAAATCCTTCATGAACTTGAGAATTCTGAACTACCTTATAAACCGGGACATACCTATAAAAGTTGGCATAAAAAGCGTTATGACAAGTTAGTAGAAACTCTGCGTAAAGCTGAGAAATCTATGGCTGATGCAGATGATGAAGCTGATGCACTAGAGAAGAAAGCTGATGAAGAGCAACTGCTAAACCTTATTGGTGGTAGTAAAGAGAAAGCTATTAAAGCCCAAGCTAAGTTCTTTGCTCGTTGGAAGACTACTAGTCCTGCAATTGATCTAGTCATTAACCGGTTTAACCAAACCGATATGGGAGCAGCAGTTGAAGTAGAGCAAGCCAGGAAGCGTATTGCTACTGGTGTCTTTACTGAAGCTAACGCTAACGCTCTCTCCCACAAAGCACAGCAACTTCTGCAGAATGATCTTCAGGTATGGCGTGCCCGTCAAGATGGTGGTCATGACCAGGCTATGGGTCAGTTCCAAGACATTGTTAAAGACAAACTTGGTATTACTGATAAGAACATTGATCTTGAAGGCGATGGCGCATTCATTGTTCAAGAGATGTACCAGGACTACCTGACTTACATCGAGAATTCTGATGCTCCTGATGATGCAACCAAGCGTAGGCTTGCTCAAGAGTTTGTTAAAGAAAAGTATATTGGTAAGAATGGTGCTGCTGGTGAGTTTAGAGATCCTCAAAGTAAATACTATATTGATGGATCTGGTTTCCCTAATTACTTCAAAAAGTCATTTGGCGGTACCCGCTCTGAAGTAGAAGCTGCTTGGCAGCAACAACAGAATGTCCGCAGGGATATGCTTAAGCGTGACCCTGATGCATACCGTAAGCCTGGTTATGTAGACGGTGGTGTAGCCCGTAACTGGGTAGAGAAATACAACTCAACACCTCCTGAAGCCTACGACTGGCCTGCTGAAGTTAATGCTATCCATAAGCTCCATCCTAGTAAGCCAAAGCTAGAGATCTTTAACGAGATGATTAGAGCTGCAGGACAAGAGCCTGTGCTGGATAAATTCCAAAACGTGCCTCTTATTGAAGGTATGACGCCGGAAGAATCGGCTCAGATGGATCAAATCCTTAACACCTCTAACTCTACTGGTGAAACTAGTAATCGTCTGCTGTACAACACCTCATCACGTCAACAAGTTCCTACTTATACCCAACGTCCTGAATACGGGTTAATTCAACAAACTGTTGCCAACCTTCCCACTATGGATGAAGGGGATGCCAGTGCATTCCTTCAGTATTACAGGCGTATGAGAGAAGAAGGTAACGCTGTAAAAGTCTATAACGACGCCACGATTCCTGAGTTACTGCAGCAAGTAGTTGGACTAACTACTGCATATAACGACTACGAATCCTTACACCCAATTATCGATAAAGCGATAGGAGATAACGGCTTGAACCCAGCTACCGCATTTGCGGTGTTGGCCTTAAGCACTGGAGTTGGACCGCCGGGAATAATGGATATGAGCCTCTCTGAGATGCAAACAAGATTGCGTCAATATGGTGGTATCTATGCACGAGAAACTGGCAATACAGAAGCTTTAAGGACAACACAGATTAGACGCACAAACTACGATCCATTCTTTGGTGGTGTTAGTGATGCCAGCCCAAGTCTTGGTGCGCAGGAAGGTGATCAAATCGCCTATGCACGAGATGGTTTCGGAATGCGTGTACTTACCCCAGTTCCTAGTGGTCGGTTGACTTATCAACCTGCTGATTATATGGATATGGCTAAGATCATTGTTGGTGAGGCTAACCTTTCCAATGATGACATCTTCTTAGTCGCTGGTACTCTTATTAACCGCCATACTCAAGGGTATAGCGGTGCTACCAGTATCCGTGATGTAGGTAACCAACCCGGTCAATATGAAGCTCATAAGTACGGTATTCAATACATGACGGTTAATGATAAACATCGTCAAGTAGCCGCACTACTGAGTTCCCCTGAAGGACAACGGAAACTTATCCGTGCTTTGCACATCCTGAAAGGTAGGACTGATTTCAAAGGAACATCTCAATACCGTAACCGTTCTGCATCCGATATCCAGTTTGGAGATAAAGGAAACTTTGCACACTATAAAAACCAATACTCACGAAATGATCCACCGCCGTCAGTCATACCATTGGATTGGCAACGAGTAGTGTTACCTGAATAACTATGCAACAACCCGCATCGGGGTTGTCTGATGACCAGTACAACGATCGATTACGTGAACTGGAAGAGGAAGAGAATGCCAAGCGTGAACAGCTTAAGCAATTAACTCAACCTGATCAGGCAGCTCCCGTACCTGCTACGGCAGAAGAGCAACCTGTACAACAAGAACAACCAGCACAAACTGCTCAGGAAACTACGGTTACTGAGGAAGCTGCTGAACCCCAAGAGCCTGAAGGGGAACCTAAAGAAGGCATGACTATTGAAAGTCTAGATGAATCGCAAGCTGGACGATTAGGTGCCAACCTTATCCCTGGACAAAAGGTCCGGGATACAGCTATGGACCTTGTGGATGCTGCTGGTAATGCAGTTGGTGTCCCTGAGGAAATAATGAACCACCCCCTCAGACAAGCAATGAGGGATCCATTGAAACCCCTTGCTCTTGGTATGGGGGACTTTGGCCAGCGTGTACTAGACAAACTCACTCCATTCAAGATTCCAGAGATTCCTCAATACGAGAATCAAAGCCTGCAAGGCATGAGAGATATTGCTTCGATTGTCTTGCCTGCTATCTATATGAAGCAATACGCCGTCAAAGGTGGTACTGCAGCCCATAGCCGTCTTCAATGGAGTTTAGGTAACGACAAGCTTTTCAAGGCAACCTCGTTGCTTGGTATTGATATCGGAACCGGCGCCATTGCTGATTCCTTCGACCCTGATGAAGATGGAGACAACGCAGCTGGAACACTCAAGAAAGCATGGCCAAAGACCTGGGGTTGGATTCCCGACAGTTGGGCTACTTTGGACAGCGATAACGCTGACATTAAGCACAAAAAGCGAGTCCAAGAAGGCGCTTATTTGGGTCTTGCACTTGGTATGTTTGAAGGCTTCGCTAAGCTTATTGGAGCTAAAAAGAAGAGCTATAACGCTTACGGATGGGTTCCTGAAAACGAACGTCAAACAGCTTATCTGCAGTTAGAAGGTGAAGAGAACATCCTTGATGTTAAAAACATGTCTGCATTGCAGCAGGCAGAGAAGTATTACACCACCAACGCTGAGACAACTGGCAGTCCTTTCAAGTGGAGTGATCTGAGCAAAGACGAGAAAGATCAGTTCGTGCAAAGTATGCGCGATCGTGGTCTGATTGAAAGCGTCTTTGACACACCGCAAGAGATTGCTGAGGCACACGTCACACGTGCACAGATCAAGCGTGATGAAATGCTCGATGGTCTTGGTGATGTACGGAAAGAAGCTGATCCAAACCCAACTGAGCCACAACTTGGCAACCACGATATGTTTACTCACCGCGAGCAAGGCGGTGTTACTAGGGACAACATGGGTATCTACGGAGCCCAGACGGACCAGGCACGTATCAATGGAAACCTTGGAACCCGTAAGGGACGGCTTGGAAGTGTCTACACAGAGTCAGCTTTGGAGAACGGTCTGCAACTGAGCACTCAACAGCTCCGCAAGATCTACAAGAAAGCAGCTCAACAACTCCGTGCTTATGACGGTGTTGAGTACAAGGGACCTGATTTCTATCTCACTAGTAAGCAGATCAGTGAAGCAGGTGATGAGCTAGCTGCACAGTGGCTAGACCCATCGATGACAGCTAAAGACCTCAAGGAAGCGCTTGAGTCTTGGAAAACAAATACCTATGAAGGTGTCAAATTCTTAGACGATCAAGCTTATGACGCTGCTATCAAGGCAACTAAAGGATATTTCCGACAGTTCCTTGAGATGGATGAGATTAAAGCAGCTGCAATCTTGAATCACTCGTTAGCAGGACAAGTCTCTGACGTTGCTGAAACCGTACGCCATATGAGCGGTACAGAAGCAGTAGCCCGTGCTCAGGAAATGATCATGACTCGTTTGGAGTACTTGATGGCTGAGAAGGGTGTGGCTTCCTACATCGCTGGTCGTGCACTCAATATGAAAAACCGTTGGAAGCGCATGAAAACTGCGAACCAAGTACTGGCTGGTGTCCAGAACGGTGAAATCGAAATGAGTGAGCTGATCAAAAAGCAGTATGGCGATGCTAAGCAAACTCTGGAAACCCTGCGCGGTATTAACAAAGAACGCCCTGAGTTCCTTGGACCCATGATGTTGGCTTACGAGCTGACAAACGGCAAGATCCACACCATGGATCAACTTAACACCATTGTTAAGAACAACATGGGAACAATCAGTAAAGCGTTTGTTGATGGAGCCCCTGAGATTCCGTCAATGGTTGTTGATGCTTTGATGAGTAACTACTACAACTCACTTCTGACCAGTATCTCTACTCCTGCTAAGGCAGGTCTGGGTAACTTGGTACAGATGGCATTGAAGCCTCTCAACCTATTCCTTGGCAGTGCTGTCACCTTAGATGGTCAGACAATGCAGCGTGCCTGGATTCAATACTCTGCATTTGGTGAATCCCTTAGCCGTGGCTTTGAGCACATGGCAAAGGTCTTCAGCATGGCTTCTGAAGATCCGAACAGTGTTAGCTACATCATGAGGGATGACCTTGTGAAGGTTAACAAGGACAACCTGATGCTTAATAAAGCCTACGCAGAAGCTGCTGCTGATGCAGGTAACGATGGTCCTTTGGCATTGGTCACAATGCTTGAAGAAGTTAACGACCTTGCTGAGCACCCGTGGCTTCGCTTTGGTGCTAACGCAATGACCGCATTTGACGGATTTACCCGTGCAATGATCGGTTCATCTGAAGCCCGTATCCGTGCTTTTGATCGACTGCGTGCAGCTGGTGTAGATGTAACTGAGAAAACACTTAAAGAAGCTACTGAAGTTGAGTACGCCAAACTCTTTGATGACACTGGGATGATCACGGATGATGCCGTGGATTACTCATCTCGTGAAGTAGCTCTGAGTCTGGATAACCGGGGTGTGGATGCTCTCAACAGCATGATCAAACACTTCCCGCTTCTTAAAGGCTTCCTGCTGTTCCCACGTACTGCAGCTAACGCTGTCGGCGTCTTTAACCAGTCGCTGCCGTTGTCTGCCTTCGCTAAGGACATCAACGAACTGGCTTACCGCCCTACCAAGTCTTTCAACGGTCCTGAGATCGAGCGCATCCTGTCCTCTCGTGGTATCTCCACTGAGGGAGACGTGATCGCCAAATTCAAGACACTGAAGAAAGAGATCCTTGGCCGCAAGGCTATGGGTATGGTCTTTGGCTTAGGTGCCAGCTACCTGTTCATGCAGGACCGCCTGCGTGGCGATGGTCATTGGAAGAAAGAAGTCCAGAAAGTCCGCCGTGAAGCCGATTGGCAACCACGTACCTACAAGGGCTGGGACGGCAAGTGGTACTCCTACGACGGTATGGGTCCCCTGTCCGACTGGCTTGCTCTGACTGCCAACGTCATGGATAACTTCGATGAGCTTGGTACGGCTAAGCAGGAGGAACTCCAATACAAGCTGGCATTTGTCTTGGCTGCATCCGTAACCCAGAAATCCTGGATGGGTGCGCTTGAGCCGATGCTTGACGTGATGCAAGGCAACCCTGCAGCTATGGCTCGCTGGGGTGCAACGTCCATCAGTGGTCTGCTCCCGTTCAGCGGCGTTCGCCGTGAGATTGGACAAATCATGTATCCCGGTCTGCGGGAAGTAGAGGACAACCTCATGTCCCAGCTCCGCAACCGCAACGCATGGCTTGATGGTGTTGATCCAGAAGGCGCCTTACCACGTCGTTTCAGCTGGGTTGAAGGTGACAAGGTTGGCTATTCCGACAACCTCCTTACCCGCATCCTTAACGCAACGCTGCCGTTTAAGCAGTACGACGAACCTTCCCCTCGCGAACAATTCCTAATTGATATTCAGTTTGATGTGCGCCCCATCATGAATAAGTCTGATGGTGGCTTTAAGTACACACCTCAAATGAAAGAAGAATTGTACAAAGCTATGGGTAATGATCCCTCTTGGCAACGTGCAATTGATGCTGCAATGAAGAAAGCAGCTTATACCAAATGGGTTGAGCGCCTTAGAGAAGCACGGCGTAAAGGACTACCGAACGAACAAAAGCGAGCAGATCAAGAGTTCATGGAAAAAGGCGAATTCGAGCGTCTTTACTGGGAAGTCGAATCTGCAATGCGTTCGGCTAAGAACCGTGCGGAAGAAAACGCTACCTTCAAAGATCAAATCCGCGCTTGGGAAGCTAATGCTGTAAGACAGCAAGAAGACGCCCGAGCTGGAGTGATACCCCTACCTTATAGATAATTATGGCTGCATACGCTCCTGAGCTAAAAAATGGCGCCGCAGAAACTTACACTTATTCTTTCAACGCCATCAGCCTTGATTATGTCAAGGTAGGTTTGAAGAATAGCAATGGGACTTTCGACGATATCCCGCAATCAGGCAAAATGACAGGATGGGAGACCGGCGATCCCATCTATGCCTGGACTATTGATTCTTCCACCAACACTATTTCAATGACGGATACCCAGTTTCCTGTGGGAACTGGTAACGTCCGTGTTTATAGGGATACTGATCTCGATGATATCCCTATCACTTTTACTGCTGGTAGTGCGCTTTCAGCTGCTCAACTGAATGAGAACTTTTCACTGATCTTTGATGCAACACAAGAAATTGAAAGCAACTACGTGCAAGAGGACGGTGCTTCATTCAGCCAAGTCCTAGACGCAAACAGTAACAAGGTTATCAATGTTGCTGACGGTACTAATGACAATGATGCAGTTAACAAGGGTCAGCTTGATGCCTTGGAAACTGACATTGATGCAAAAGTAACTGAAGCAGAAACTGCTGCAACTACAGCACAGAACTGGGCTACTAGCCTTGATGTTGTCGCCAATAGCCTTCGCGGTGCACGTTTCTACGCCCAAGAGGCACAGGAACAACGTGACTGGATTGAAGACAATGATAGCGGTGTTCTACGGGACACGGTATTCATGGGCTTCCGACGTGAAAACAACGGCGACTTAATTATCGACTACACACCTGCTACCACTGCAAGTGATATCGATAAAGAAACTGGTGATGATGGCTCTACGGAGTACAACATCGAAGATTATTTATTTGATGGCGATTATCACTGGGGATTCTTCCCAGCTGGTGCTATCGATCAGGGAACTAACTTACCCCGCTTCTCGTTTACCAACGGTAACCTTATCTACGATATCTAATGGCAACTCTTAATTTAGGCAAACTTAAATTCAACTGGCGGGGTAACTGGGCAACCGAAACCGCTTATGCAGTTGACGATGTAGTTTTCGACAACGGTACTTCCTGGATCGTTACTACAGCCGTTGCTGCTACTAACACCACTCGCCCCGAGGCTAGTGATGATTTTGAAGTTATGGCTCCTGGCTTTAACTTCCGTGGTGATTTTGATGACACTGCTGACTACTTTGAAAACGACGTTGTTACCCATGACAGCGCTATTTTCTTGGCGACTGCTGATAACGACCCAGCTGCAGGCAATGAGCCAAACACCTCACCCTTGAATTCCTCTTGGGATGAGATTGTCCCCGCACCTGAGAACAATGTTCTTACTACTATCGGTGATCTTCTGTATCGCGATAATACTGGTGCCAATGCTCGCCTTCCTATTGGCGCAGAAGGTGCCGGACTGACGGTTCAGCAAGATCCTCGCGAATCTATCCCTAGTCGTGCTATTCGTTACGACGAACCTGACAACAATCACGGCAGGGCTCGTGACCAGAACGATCAGGCTGATGCATCAACTACTTTCGGTTCTACTGATAACAACGGTGTCATCTTCTGTACTCGTGGTCTGACCTATACGATCACTGTTGAAGTTGCTAGTTCTACTCGTAACTATAACCTGCACACTGATGCAAGTGGTGAGGCTACCAACCTGCTTGGTACGGACCACGCTGGCTCTGCTAACGCAAACGTAACTAACGGTTCAGGTACTCTGAACTTCCAACCGGATGCCAGCACACCGGATGATGTTTACATCCGTGACCACAACAGCAGCGGCCGTAATGTCCGTATTCGTGTTGTGGATATGGCTTTGACTCCTTCCTGGGGTGATGCACCTACGGAAGATTCACTGGTTCTTGACGATACTGATGGTACCAATACCTTCACTATCGCTACGGCAAATATGAGTGCTAACCGTACTTGGACTTTGCCAACTACAGCTCCGTCAGCTAACCAGATCATTCAGTTTGCTACTGATGGAACTATTAGCTATACAGATCAACCATCCGGTTGGTTTGATGGACATGCAATTTTGCGTTACAACATTGGTAATAACAACACAACGACTGGTGGTACTTTGACCGCTGGTACATGGACCACTCGTAACCTAAACGAAATCTTTGAAAACGATGGTTCAGTTGTTTCAAGTCTAAGCAGTAATCAATGGATACTTAACAATACGGACGACTCAACCCGTAAATATCTGATTCAATGGGACGGTAACACTGCTTATGTGAACGCAAATGCGACGCGTCTTTTTAACGTTACCAGCGGCACTGTTGAAGGCATGGGTGGTGTTTCTTACGCTTCAGTCCCTTATTGGGCGGATATGCGTGGTTGTCAAGGCCACATAGACATCACTATTCCAGCTAACACCTCACGCTCATATCGTATCGAACATATATGTCAAACAAGTTACAATACCTATGGCCAAGGTATTGGTAGCGGCAGCACAGCACGAAACTGGGGTGATGGTATCCACATCTTCGTAAATATTTGGAGGTACGCTAACTAATGTCTAATCCCGCAATTTGGTCAGTCCTAGATCCCATGTTTATGGCTGAACGTCTAGGTAAAATTAAAGAAGGTCTCGCTGTTAACGTGGTTGACGGCAAGATTGTTGAATGGAATTGTCCTGAAGGTACTAAACAACCTACAGAAGCTGAGCTCGAAGCTGAGTGGACAAAATTTAATAACGAAGGTGGTTTTCAAAAGTACCATAATCAAAAATTTAGAGCAGAGGCTTTTGCTAAAGAAGCTGATCCATTGTTCTTCCAAGTACAACGTGGAGACATTGAACAATCCGTGTATGACGCAAAAGTTGCTGAAATCCGAGCACGCTACCCTTATCCTGGTGATTAAAAATGATTGCACTTATCCGTCCTGTCCTGTTCTCTTTTCTGAATTCGGACAAAGTAAAAATCCTTATTATCGATATGCTCACCAAACTGGCTGAGTCTACTGATAACGAAATTGATGACAAAGCCGTTGAGTTTGTTGCCAACGGTCTCTTTCCTAAGAAGTTCTGATGGACCTAGGGGAGCCACCAAAGCTTCCCTATATGTCCCTCCCAGAACCGCTTAATTTGCCGGTTCCAATACTGGAGGTACCAGATGCTCATGTACCTAGTTACAAGCCCCTTGTGGTGCCTCCTAGCGGCCTTAGACCGCCTCCTGGGATCAAAGGGAAGCCCCTGGAAGGTGCAAAACCTTCTACACCAGCAACAAAGCAACCAACTCCACCTGTAAAAGCTCCAGAAGTTGACTACATAAACGTACCGATTCTCGACAAAGAGATACCGGTACCTAGTCAGGAAATTCTGGTCACTGCGGTAAGTACAGCAACTGTTTCAGTCGCGGCCACCCTGACAGCTACTGCGGTATTTAAGAGGCTTGTATCACTTCTCAAGCCAGTCATCAAAACAGCGTGGACAAAAATAACTAAACGAAAACCACCAAAACAAGATGACTAATATTCAACCAGCAACTGGATCACTTACGCAACTACCTCAAGATATTATTGATATCCTCTGTAAAGACATCAAGCAAACGCATACTGAACTTGCGCCTGCTTCAGTGGGTCAAAATGAATCTAATTCTTCTATCAGGCAAAGCAATATTGCCGCTTTAGATGAGCAGTATTGGGGGGTTGGTTTTATTATGCATTACATCAACCTTCAAAATCAATATAACTATAATTATGATTTATCGGGTGGTATTGCTGGTAACAAACTCCAATATAGTGAATATGGTGTAGGACATCATTACGACTGGCATACAGATTCCGTACCTACTCAAACAATGATCAGAAAGCTTTCATTTTCATTGCAGCTATCAGATGAAGATGAGTATGAAGGTGGTGAGCTGCAAATCATTACTGAGCAGCGGCAAATGATCCAAATCCCGAAAAACAAGGGGTTGCTAGTTACGTTTAAGAGTGATCTTTTACATAGAGTGAGGCCTGTTAAATCTGGTCTTAGAAAATCTATTGTAGGTTGGATTACTGGTCCAGCTTGGAAATAGTAAACCGCTATTAATCGGATGGACAAAGACAATAAAAAAGAGGGTTTTATTAAATTCCTCGTTCTGGTTTGGTCCGCCGGACTTCTAACTGCATCTTATGCAGGATGGATGGAAAAAATGGATCCAACTTATGTGGCCTCCATCCTATCGGGCACATTGGCAACATTCTCTATTACCCGAGAAAAGAAAGAATGAAAAAACTACTGGCACTATTATTTTTTGTACCAGCAGTAGCAAACGCTCAGACCGTTACCCCCAACTTCACTCAGGGGAGTATGCAAGCGACTACAACTACTACAACCACCATTGACCGAGTTATCGAGACAGAGGTTATGGGTGGCACCTATTCCTCATGGTCTGGCACAAATGTAACCCCAAGCGGGGATATCTCCGACTCTGCAACTACCTACTCGGTAACCACCGCAGGAGATCCGTGGCAGCTGGAGATCACCTCTCGCACAGCAGGGGTAATCGAAGACATAACAATCACAGAAGACATCGACATCACCTCTACCACTACATCGTTGTCTATCTTCTCGCAGTAGGTCCAGCATATGCTGAGGAACCTCGCGTACAGAATACCTCTAATCCTGTTGCCGCTGCTACTGGCAATGTCACAAATCAAGCGGTGCAATTCCAAAACAATGGAGCTCCGTCACGTCAATACTTTGCAGGGTCCAATTCCTGTAATGGTCCGACAATGACATTAAGCCCATTCATGATGGGCAACGAAACAAGACCAGTAGACCCAGAGGGTTACGTTAAAAACGCTAACTGGGGTGCACAAGTCAATTTTATGATCCCGCTTGATAGCGGAATGATTGAACAGTGTAAAGCTATAGCTAAGCGTCACGAACAAAAGATGAGACTTAATTATGAACTCATCAGAGCAGAGAAGTGTGCAGACTTAATGAGAAAAGGATTTACATTTAGACCTGGCTCACGTGTCGAACACCTATGTAATGACATCGTTCCAATCGTATCTATCAACGACAAATAAAATGCTAGAAGCGACAGTAGCCGCATCTATTGCAATAGCTACTGGGCTAGGTGCAGTTATGACGCGGCAAAATCAACGGGTCCAAGAATTGGATCGCCGGATTGATGGTATTGAGCTAAGAGTAGCTGAAAAATATGTGACCCGTGATGAGTTAGTCCAAGCTCTAAACAAGATGGAAGCTCACATGGTTCGCATCGAAAACAAATTAGACCGGATTGCAATTCATGGCTAAGAAAAAAGCCACAGAGGATCAATTCAACGAATTACACAACCTAGTCACTAAAGAATTTCTAGCACGTTTGAAGTCTGGCGAAGCATCGACCCAAGACCTTAAAGCTGCTTGCGATTGGTTAAAGGCAAATGACATCAGTGGTGTCGCCTATGACGGCAACCCACTGGAGAAACTTGCCAGCGTAATTCCCAAAATTGACCCAGAACTAGTACAGAGCAGATTGTATGGCAAGTAAGTCAACTCGATACTATCGAGCTAACCCAAAGGCCAAAGCTAAAAAAGCGGCCTACCGGAAAAAGTACAACAAAAGACCTGCTGAAAAGCGAAGACGCGCAAAGCTGATGATCCTCAACAAACGTATGGGGAAGAAAGGAGACGGTAAAGATGTATCCCATAAAAAGGATGGATCAGTATTCCTTGAAAAAGCCAGCAAAAACAGAGCGCGAAATCGTGGTAAAGCATGACCCCATTACTTCCAAACCCTGATTACTACCTTCATAACTTAATAAGCATGACATCCTCTGAAGCAACACGCCTTTGGAGGCGTGCCGTTAAAGAATCTTTCGGCTGTACATGTGTTTATTGTGGAAACTCTTATGACTTACATGAACTTACTATTGATCACGTTCGCCCTCGTAGTTGTGGCGGCGAAACAATTACTAGTAACTGCGTACCGGCCTGCCGTACGTGTAATCAGGATAAAGGAAGTGAACACTGGGACGAATGGATGATGAGTCGTTTTGGCTTACATCCTGAACGTCGTCAGAAAATTTTAGATCACATCTCATAGTCAACCTATCCACGGGAGGATAGATAGCGCCGCCTTCGGGCGGCTTTTTTTATGGACGATATGAAGGATCTACTTAAGATCCTAAATACTCTTAGAGAACGCAGCAGTCAAATACGATCTGGAAGTAAAAAACCCCTTCGTGGATTTGATGCACTAGCCAATTTCACTGGAGATTTTGAAAACAGCAAGTTAATACAAGACTTTCTTGGGTTATTGGAGGGAATGCAAAATGATTCACCTGAAGAAGCTCAACGTGTTTTAGAAGGTGGGAGAAAGCGAGACGATCAAGCGCTCAAAAGCTTGCAGATTGGTAATCAAGAGATCCATCACCAAACTGGTCACGCTGAAATTCGCAGAAGCGAACGTGGTTTGACTATCCAAGATCAAGTGGATAATCGTCAACGCATTAGGGATACAAACAGATCTTTAGGTTCAACACAAGGTAACCTTGAATATAGTGGCTTAGGTTTTGACGCACACAGGGGACGCAATAGTCCTTTCAATGCTCACTTTGGGCTAGGAGGCAGACTTTTACCTGATAGTGGTGGGCTTATCCAAAACCACAATGATTGGTGGGAAGCCTATACCGATAGGATGGAACCTCAAGCTATTACTGGTCAAAGTCTTGGCATCATTGCTGACCAACCATATAAAGAGGCTCTTGCTCAGCAAATACTTGAAGGTGGTGGCTCCGATAAAGCAGCTGCCTTAATATTCAAAAAGCAGCTTAATGAAGCTACTAATACGGTTAGCCCTGAAACACGTGAAGCACGTAAGGCATTAAAAGCGGCTGGTATTGTTGACCTAGATTTCCAGCCACCATCAGAAGCTAACGTAGAAAACATCTTTAATAAGGTTGGTGGTGAAGGTAGAGCCCTTGTCGATCAACTAATTAGAGCACCTGAAGGTATTACCCGTGCTTTGTTTAGTGGTGATCAAGACATCACAAAAATCCCTGGCAAAGTTCAAGAGCTGCTGATTGAGCAATCAAACAATGCAAAGATCCGCAACCTAGCTCCACTACTGAAAAACCCCGCAGCTAGCCGTGCTCTAGGTGTAGTTCCATTCCTTGGAACAGGTATAGGTGCTCTCAATGTAGAGAGGAACCAAGCAGCCAGAGAAAAAGAGATCAAACAAAACCCCAACGATCCAACCCTCAAGATCAACAAGCATCTTGATTGGTGGTCTGGCTGGGGTGATCGTGTCACAGCAACTGGTGCTGCACTATCTCTTACTGGTCCTGGCGCCGTCGTTGGTGTTCCAATGATGGGCGCTGGTGAATTTACCTCTGCTGTTACGGGTCTTAGCAGTTTGGCTATTGATGCTGGACGTGCTGCTTTCAAAGAAACAACTAAAGAACGCAGTAAAGAAGAAAAACAAAGCCTTCTAATGAATATCGGCAGAAATAGCCGCTTATGAACGACATACTCCATTCACTAAAGACGGATTTCAAGCTGTTCCTGCAAGCCCTGTGGCAGCAGCTTGATCTGCCGTCCCCCACCCGAGCGCAATACGCCATTGCTGACTATCTGCAGCATGGTCCAAAACGTCTACAGATCCAAGCTTTTCGTGGCGTCGGTAAGTCTTGGATTACTGGAGCGTTCGTCTTGTGGACTCTTTTTAATGATGCCGAAAAGAAGATCATGATTATCTCCGCTTCAAAAGAGCGTGCAGACAACATGAGTATCTTCCTACAAAAACTCATTATTGAAACACCATGGCTTTCTCATTTACGTCCGAAGTCAGACGATGCAAGGTGGTCAAGGATAAGCTTCGATGTGAACTGCTCACCCCACCAAGCTCCGTCCGTAAAGTCGGTGGGCATCACTGGACAGCTAACCGGAAGCCGCGCCGATTTAATGATTCTCGACGACATTGAAGTTCCTGGTAACTCAATGACGGAATTGATGAGGGAGAAACTTCTACAACTATGTACTGAAGCCGAATCAATTTTAACGCCAAAGAAAGACAGTAGAATTATGTATCTGGGTACACCTCAGACAACATTTACTGTCTACCGAAAGTTAGCCGAGCGAAACTATCGCCCGTTTGTGTGGCCTGCACGCATACCTAGATCGTTAGCTAATTATGAGGGCTTAATTGCACCTCAACTGCAATCTGATATCGATAACGGTGCTCAAGCGTGGGATGTAACAGATCCCGATCGCTTTGGTGATGAAGACCTTATCGAGCGTGAAGCCGCAATGGGGCGTAGCAACTTCATGTTGCAGTTCCAACTTGATACCACGCTTAGTGATGCAGAAAAATTCCCACTTAAGATGGCTGACCTTATCGTCACCTCTGTTAATCCTACTAACGCCCCTGATTCCATCATCTGGTGCAGCGACCCTTCCAATGTCATTCGGGACGCTCCCACTGTCGGCTTACCTGGAGATTATTTCTACCGTCCAATGCAACTCCAAGGAGATTGGGGGCCTTACGACGAAACAATCTGCTCAGTTGATCCATCGGGTAGAGGTACAGATGAGACAGCAGCAGCTTATATCTCCCAACGAAATGGTTTCCTGTACTTGCACGAAATGCGAGCTTATAAGGATGGATACTCAGACAACACGTTATTGGACATTCTAAGGGGTTGTAGAAAGTACAACGTAACTAAACTCCTTATTGAATCCAACTTTGGTGATGGTCTCGTAGCTGAACTCTTTAAGAAGCATCTTGTACAGACTAAACAAGCAATTGATGTGGAGGAAGTAAGAGCTAATGTACGAAAGGAAGACCGTATTATCGATACCCTTGAGCCTGTTCTTAATCAACATCGCCTTGTGGTTGATCGTAACGTCATCGACTGGGACTATTCCTCTAACAAAGACGAAGCCCCTGAACTTCGACTGCTCTACATGCTCTTTTACCAAATGAGCCGTATGTGTCGGGAGAAAGGCGCTGTAAGACACGACGACAGATTGGATTGTCTTAGTCAAGGTGTCCGTTACTTCCAAGACGCTATGGCTCTCTCCGCTCAAGAGATCGTTAATAGACGGAAACGTGAAGATTGGAACGATATGATCCAACAAATGATCGAAGATCCACACGCTGCTACCCAACAATTGGCCCTTGGAATGACCCTGGAGCAGCGTAGAGCGGCTAGAAGTAGCAAAGGTGTCTATCACTGGGTTTAGACGCAATACGGCCCCTATACAGGGGGAGAGAAGGGTGGACTCGATCCCTGTAATTGAGGGAAGACAACAAATCTTCCCTCTTTTCTTATCTACTGAATAGTAGACACTAAATATCCACTTACTTCTCCCAATTCTTTTGAATCGGGATATCTGAGGCGCAATATTCTACTTATGTTAACTACACTGAACTACATATGGCAGTTCATCACTGTTGTCATAGTTGGATGTATGAGCCCTGAGAACTGGAAAGCTTGTTTACCCGTTCATCAATGGCTTCCCCCTTATGTGGAAGACCTTAAGCGTTTTCACGCTAACCCACCCTATAGCTTAGAAAAAGATGGAGTACGCATTCGAGAAGAATACGAACGACTGCAACGTAACGTACATGAGGGTACGAACAGGTCCCAACCACTTCAGAGTGTTCTACAAAAATAGTGCTTGTATTCGGTTTACACCTAAAGAAGTAGGTCGTGAATTCGGTGTGGCTAAGTTCACGCCTTGGGTTAACGAAATGCGGGAATGGTGTTACCAAATGATTGATAAGTTTGGCTCAGAGTCTGATAAAGACAATGATGAATACCGTAAATACGTTGAAAAGCATGGATTCGGACCCGAAGCCCATGAAGAACCTAATGACAACACTAAAATGGTGATCTGATGGATAGTAATTTCTATAGTCCCCCGTTTGGGGAGGTTAAGATCGTCAAATGTAAGCAATGCGGGTCTGAAGTACCTGTTAATGCTGCTTATCCGATTGATTCGGTCGATAGCTGCAAGTTTTGTCCCTCAAAAAATGACAAAAATCTCTGAAGCCATATAGCGTGGGAGCAAGGTCGAATTTACCCCCATAGGGGGGTTCGATTCACCCGCTAGATTGTAGATCTAGCTGATTCTATTGGGCTTCAATCGTTTTTTGTAGCGTAATGAACATAACAGCGCTGTTTATTTAGATTTATTTTTCTCGCGATCTGTCGGCGTTCATAGTAATTATTTATATCGACTAATAATATTAATTAGTAATAGTAATTATTCACGAGTGGATAGTTATCAACAAACAACACTGTATAATTGTTATTCACTCTCATATAGGTGTATACTTGATGCTAACCCATCCTCTAGTGGACAGTTGACAAACTATCACACGAATCTCCCATTCGGGGGAATTATCTGCTACCTTACAGGTATGGAAATGAGGAGAGCAGCGCGAAGCTGACTTAAACCCTTTCCATTCTTCGGGTGAAAGTAAACCGCAAAGCGGAGCTGAAATCATCCACCAGTGGACAGATAACAAGCTGACCACTAAATCAACACAAACAGACTAACATCTGCTATAGTTGATTCATCAACAAAACAAACAACAAAGGAGGACACTTTCTGGATTACATTGATTATGAAATCGAAGATGACGTTTTCCAAATTGATGGAAAAAAGGTGATAATGGGTGAACAATGGGTTCACATCGGTTCAAGATATCAAGAGGGAGCATTTAGCGATGCTCTAAAAGATCCAGAAGATGGATTGTATTGGGACAGTTTCCCCGTTCTTTATAATGTGGACGGTGGAGATATCTATGATATGGATAACAAACTATTCTATGATTTCTATGAC